AGCCCGTTGCACGGAGCCGTTTGTACCACATCACCACATCATGATGGTTGGTTACCTGGTCATTCGTCATGTCTAGCCAGCCGTCCTCCTGCCAGCCAAACAGCGGGATCTGGTCCTTGTCCGCTTTTTCGGCGGCAGCCGTCACCGGAAACCAACAGTGGGGGATGATGACCAGCACATCCTCCACGGGTTTCTTGCCGTCCACGACGGCGGAAGCCGCGGGGATCTCGCCGGCCAGGCAGGCGGCGGTCAGATCGTGGAGCTTGCTCAGGTCGGCGCCGCCATACCAGGCCTTGACCATCCGGGCCAGCTGCTGCTGGCTCCAATGGTAATGGCTGTCGCTCCGCGCAAACTCGTCCAGGTCAAACCACGCCCGGAAGGAGGCGACAAAGACGTTGAGGCTTCTGGTCAAAAATTCCTTGCGCATCTGGGGGTCGTTCTGAGCTTGCAGGGCGGAGGCCTCCATATCGCTGGGCCGGATGGTCACGCCCCAGTTGGGGTTGGCCTTTTGCCAGTTGTTGGGGTCCATGTAGTCCACTTCCGTGGTCTCCGGATCCGGGTCGGCGCGGGCAATAAAAGCAAAGATCCGGTCGGCATCCGCGCCGGTCAGCTCGCCCCGGACGATCTTGGAGCAGTAGGCCACACGCTGAGCACAAAAGCCGGTACCGTCATCGCCTGCGGTGGTGGTTGCCAGGATCAGCTTGTTGGAGTAGGCCTTGGTGGCGTCTTTCAGCCGGCCATAGGGGATGGCGTTGCGGTACAGCTCCAGCTCATCCAGGTGGACGATGTTGGCATTAAAGGCATCAAAGATATCCGGCTTGTAGGCCAGAGCCTCAAAGGATATCTGGCCGTCCCAGACCGCCCCGGAAAAGCTGTGGCCCAGGGAGCTGTCCAGCACCCGGAGGCCATGGATAGGGTCCTCGTTGACGGTCAGCCCCAGCCGGTGCAGGTTGTAGCTCAAAAAGCCAAAGCCCTCCATGTTTTGCTTGAGGGACCCGGCCACGGTCTTGATCTTGCTGTAGGAGCTGGAGTACCAGAGACCCAGCGCCCAGATCAGGGCCGTGGCGAAGGGCGTCTTGCCGTTTTTGCGGGCCAACATCAGCAGAGCCTCCTGGTAGCGGCGGATATCCGTTCC